CACCGGTAGGGAATCGCACCCTGCCCTGAAGATTTCTGATTCAATTACAGCGGCATTATAGCACGGCTCCTTTCGGATTGCAAGGGCATTCTGCAAACCGGGACGAAACCGGGATGAAGCGAATCGCTACAACAATAAAATCACATCGTCCGTAGGATAATGTGAACGGAGAATCCAAAGGGGCACGGGTCGCCAGTGGCGACCTCAAAATGCGTTGCATTTTGAAGCGCTTGACCGAGCCGACAGGCGAGAGCAGCGCCCTTTGGCACGCGACTTTGCTTGCAAAGTCTAGTGTGTTACACCTTGGTTCCGGCTGATGCGAAAAAGGGGCTGCGAGAGGCTCCGGCAAGCACCTGTTCTGCGGAAGAAGGATGCGCGGATGGGCATAGCAGCTAACGGTCTCTGCCGCCCAGCGCAGGCTTGCAGAGGAACCAATGGTGTACGTTCTCCTTCCTGCCGCAGCAGCGTTTTCCCTTTCCGGGAGGAATTGTGTCAATCTGACACGATTCCACTTTACCGTTTCCGGCGCGTTTTTCCGTGCAGTTGTTTGTCCATGCTTTTTCGCACCGCACGTCTCTGCTGTGTAGTCGTGGGGGTCAGTTCCCGTAGAATACGCATGGTGGCTGCTAAGTCCGCTTTGTTCAGGGAATCGAAGTCCTTGCCGACCTGTTTGCACAGTGCCCGAAGCTGCTGTTCCTCTGCGGAACCCTCGAAGGATTTTGCACTTTCGATGGACTGCCGTACCCGCTCAATGGCAGAACCGTCCGATGTGGTATCGTCTGTAATATGGGCGGTGCGAATATCCTTTAGGATCGCAGACAGTTCCTCGTAGATCGTACGTCCGAAGTATTCATCCTCTACCAGCTGCCCCACCTGCAGGGTACGCATTTCCACATCGGTTTCCGCATCGTACTTCTCACAGATCAACTGTCGCATAGCCTCCAACATGGCGTTGGCATCCCGGATGCGGTTGCTCACCAGACCGTTGACGTATATCTCAAGGTCCATCATAAGCTGCCGGAAACCCGGATGCTCTACCAGTTCACAAAGCAGCCTGTGGTTCAGCATTTTGTCCTTCAACAGAATATCCAGCGTGCTATCGCTCAGATGCAAGTCCTGAATGCTTGCGTCTGGGCGTTTTTTGTTGTCGGTCAGGCAGAGCAGGTATTCTGGCTGCACCTCGTAAAACTCGGCCAGCTTGATGATCGCCGCCACATTCACATTGCCCACCGTATCGTTCTCGTAGGTCGAAAGCGTGCTGGTGGGGATACCCGCCTGATTTTCCACGTCCTTCTGGTTCATATCCCGCTCTACCCGCAGGTCTTTCAGTCGTTCGCCAATCGTCAATTTCGTTTCCATCTTTGCACCTCCGACCTTTTTTGCCCAGTATAGCATCTTCGGCAGGTTTTTTCCAGAGAACTGGATTTTTTGCATTTTGGTTCAAAAATCCGGCTTTCTGGATATACGGCACATAGACTTTCCGTGTGCTATCCTATAGACAGAAAGAGAACATATTAACTCCCCAGCAGCGAACATATTAAGGGCTTCACGCGAAAGCCCTCTGAATTCTTTCCAACCCGAACATTGAGAACAGAATGACCGTCCGAACTGCCCAGACCGCCAAGACCTCTCATCGGGGGAGCGAGCGCCCTGCATGGGGCCGACACAGAGTCCAAAAAGATTTCCTGTCGGGAGGCAGCAAGGGAGACCGGCTTCACCGAAGTTCCCATTTTGGGGACCCCGGTGATTTTGAACGTGGCAGGGATCAAAATAATCCGTGCCAGAACCAAAAACCAAAGGGCGAACTGTGTACATCGCCCTTTGGTGAGCCCTGTCCGTAAAAAGTGCATTTTTTCACAGAAGAAGTTCGTACAACCTGTACGGTCTGTACTTGTACGCACCTGTACGGCAAATCAGTGTAAATTAAAACGTGTTATCGCTTGTATTTTGGATTTCTGTACGCCGTACGAACCGTACAGGTTATTTGAAATCCGTACGGATTTTTTGTACACCTCAAGAAGGAGCGTGATCCATGAAAGCCCAATACGGCATTTTAAGGTTCAAAAAGTACAAGGGGCCTGCCATCAGCCCCATCGAAGCCCATAACGAGCGCACCAAGGAGCAGTACGCCAGCAACCCGGATATCGACACGAGCCGGAGCCGCTACAACCTCCATCTGGTGCAGCCGCAGGGCAGGTACCGGGAAGAAGCCGACCGCATGATAGCCGCCGCTCACTGCCGTGTCCGCAAGGACAGCGTGCGGGTGGTGGAGGCGCTTGTCACTGCCAGCCCGGAGTTTTTCAAGGATAAGACCAGCCGGGAAATCAGGGCGTACTTTGCGTACGCCCTGAAATTTTTGGAGGGCAGACAGTGCCCGGATACCTTTCTCTCTGCTGTTGTCCACATGGACGAGAAAACGCCCCACCTGCACCTCTGTTTTGTGCCCCTGACCCATGACGGACGACTGAGCGCCAAGGAGATCATCGGCAACCGAAAGAACCTTGTGAGGTGGCAGGACGAGTTCTGGCAGCACATGGTCAAGCAGTACCCGGAGTTGGAACGAGGTGAAAGTGCCAGCCAGACCGGGCGGGAGCACATCCCGCCCCGTATCTTCAAGGAGATGACCCAACTGACCAAGCAGAAGGAACAGTTGGATGCCCTGCTGGTGGGTATTAACCCCTTCAACGGTAAGAGCCGTGCGGCGGAGATCAGCAAGGTGCTGGACAGCTATATCCCCAACGTTGCACGGATGAAGGACCAGTTGCGGAAGTACAACGTAGCCTTCACCAAGACTGCCGCTGAAAACGAAAAACTGAAAGAGAAGAACAAGACGCTCTCTGCCTCGCTGGACAAAGCGAAGGAAGGGAGCGTCTTGAAGCGTCTGGAGGATGCCAAGCTGCGGCAGGACTATGAAGCCGCAGTTCAAACCTTGAACCGAATCCCAAAAGAAGTGCTTGACTTCTATTGTCAGGCAGGCAATCGAGAGGAGGATGATCGGCAGAATGTCAATGCTCGATGAATGGAGTGCATTGGCAACATTTCTGGCAGATATGATTGAAAAATACGCAGATGTTTTGGAGGTGGATAAAATGGAAACTGCATCGAGAATTTCTGACGTGAAAGTTCCGGCACAGAAGAATGAAAATCCGCAGATTTCGGTTGAGAATGTTGATGCGGCATGATATAATAATGACATGAGATTCATGTCCAAACTCCACACGGAGACACTTCTCCTGTGTGGAGATACATATTCCGAACAAGACGGTACGAACGGGAGGTGCTGAAAATGGCAGCTGAAAAGACCAAGGTCTACACATACACCCGTGTTTCAACTGCGATGCAGATCGATGGCTATTCACTGGATGCGCAGAAAGCCCGCATGAAAGCCTATGCAGACTTCAATGACTACCAGATCGTCGGCGAATATGAGGATGCCGGAAAATCGGGCAAATCCATTGAAGGCCGTGCTTCCTTCTGCAAAATGATGGATGACATCAAATCTGGCAAGGATGGTGTTGCCTATGTGCTGGTGTTCAAGCTCTCCCGGTTTGGCCGCAATGCTGCGGATGTGTTGTCCACCTTGCAGGTGATGCAGGATTTTGGTGTGAACCTGATCTGCGTGGAGGATGGCATTGATTCTTCTAAAGACGCAGGCAAGCTGATGATCTCGGTGTTGTCTGCTGTCGCAGAGATCGAGCGGGAGAATATCCGTGTCCAAACCATGGAAGGCCGAATCCAGAAAGCACGGGAAGGCCGCTGGAACGGCGGCTTTGCACCTTACGGCTACCGTTTGGTTGATGGCAAGCTGGAAGTCAACGAGGAGGAAGCACCTGCCATTCGGACGATCTTCGATCAGTATGTAAACACCGACATGGGGGCGACAGGGGTTGCCAAGTATCTGGAAAACCATGGGATTTCCAAGATCCAGCGACAGAACGGAAAGAACCCCCTGTTTTCTTCCAGCACGATCCAGAAAATTTTGAAGAACCCTGTCTACTGCGGAAAAATCGCCTTTGGACGGCGCAGAACGGAAAAGGTCAAAGGCACGAGAAACGAGTATAAGCTGGTGGAACAGGACAGCTACCTGTTGGTGGATGGTCTGCATGAAGGTCTGGTATCAGAAGAAGTGTGGCAGGCCGCACAGGTCAAGATGAAAGCCAATGCACAGAAGTATGAGCTGGTAGCTCGTCCCAAAACAGACCGGGTGCATCTGCTGTCCAACATCCTGAAATGCCCGGTCTGCGGTGCGGGAATGTATGGCAATAAGTCCATCAAGAAGCGACCGGACGGGACAAAGTACAAGGATTTCTATTATTACGGCTGCAAGCACCGCAATATGCAGCGGGGCTACAAGTGTGATTACCGCAAGCAGATCCAGGAGGAAGTGCTGGATGCGGCAGTTGCTGAAGTGGTGTCCAAGCTGGTCAGCAATCCCCGCTTTGCCGCTATGATGCAAGAGAAGATTAATATGAAGGTAGATACCACTGCCATTGAGCAGGAAATCGCCGCCTATGAGAAGCAGTTGCGGCAGCACTACTCCACAAAATCCCGGCTTATGGAGGAAATCGACAGCCTTGACCCGGACGACCGGCACTTTATCGCCCGGAAATCTGACCTTGACGACCGCCTTTATAAGATGTACGATAAAATCGAAGAGGTGGAAAATGGACTGATGGATGCCCGGGCAAAGAAGCAGGCCATTGAAGCCGACAAAATCACAGGCGACAACATCTATAAGATTCTGATTTGCTTTGACAAGCTCTACGCCACCATGACCGAGGCAGAACGCCGCAGACTGGTGGAGATTTTGATCGATGAGGTGCAAATTTACCCGGAACGCCAGCCCAACGGACAGTGGCTGAAGTCCGTCCGGTTCAAGCTGCCTATCATCGACCATGACCTTGAATTGAGTTTGGACAATAAGGATCGTGTCGAAGCGATAGTTTCGCTACAAAGAGAAATCTAGTAGAAATTCTCCGTTTTACGTTATTTTCTCGTCATGTCGTGTTCGATGGCGAGGGTGATAAACTCCGCAATAAACGCATTGAAAATCACATCACTGTTTCGGTGGTAATTGATATGGAGTGCGGAAACACAAAGAATTGAATATCTAACAATCGGCATAGCCGCAGACTTTCACAAAAAGCCTGCGGCTTTTTCTTTGCCCAAAAACAGAAAGGAGGCATCCGTGAAATGGCAGTTTTTCGGGTAGAAAAGAACAGCGGCTACACGGTCATGTCAAACCACCACCTGCGGAACCGGGCCTTGTCCCTGAAAGCCAAAGGTCTTTTATCCCAAATGCTCTCCCTGCCGGAAGATTGGGACTACACCCTGCAAGGGCTGGCCCGTATCAACCGGGAAAGCATTGACGCGATACGGCAGGCCATCCGGGAACTGGAACAGGCAGGATACATCCAGCGTTCCAGAGAACGGGACGAGAAAGGGCGGCTGCGCGGTGCAGACTATGTGATCTTCGAGCTGCCGC